GCTCCATCAACCAGTTCATCACTATTGCCATTAATGATACCGGTTATTACGTAACCAGACGTGTCACTGAACCCCGGACCGTTCCATACCTGTCCATATTGCAGGCTACCCAGCCTGATATCCTGCACGTAACGGCTGTCAAAATTACCGTAGTCTGTTGGCGTTAATCGTCCGGTAACATTGATGGATTTTTTACTCTCCAGTGTGTCGTTCTGAAAGCGGAACACCTGAACACCGTTGGCATAAATATCCAGTAGGCCATCGCCGTTTTGTTTAAAACCAGTGTCATTATCACCAAGAACGATCGAATTGCCGCCCAGCGCATTATCAGTACCAATGCTTAGCGGACCGTTAAGACGCCCCCCGGCAATCGGCAATGCACCGACATCACCTGCGGATGGTTTTCGTGTTGTGGTATAAAATTCCGTCCAGTCAAGTTCAAAGCCAAAATCGTCGCGTGCCGAACGGTAGGAAATACCGCCGTTCTTGTAATTCACACAAAACTGCACTGCCGGACAACTGCCGATATTCATATTAAAATGCAAAATCAGACTGGATGCACCTCCAGTAGGAACGTTGTAAACCCCGCTTTTCCAGTTCCAGCCGACTGATTTGTCATTTTCCAGTGTGTAGTCTCCCGTCATCCCCAGCGCGAATGCATTCACATCAGCAGCTGACAAAGTGATATCACTGGTCAGTGGTTTACTGTTAACCCGCCGTGTCGCCGGGACGGCATTTTTTGCCAGATTTATCGTTTCGCCTAAACCAAGGTATTGGAGAAGCGCGGGAACATCCTTTCCACTCAGATTCGTCAATGTACCATCAAGGGGCTGCTTACCCGCTAATGCATTGGTCATTGTGGTTGCAAAGTTAGGGTCATCACCTAACGCTGCAGCCAGCTCATTAAGAGTATCCAGCGCCCCTGGAGATGAGTCGACAAGAGCTGCAATAGCCGATCTGACAAATGCTGTTGTTGCAAGTTGGGTGTCATTAGAACTCTGATCAGCAGTTGGAGCTGTAGGTTTCCCTGTGAAATTAGGGCTGGCCAGCTTAGCGTAAGCAAGCAGAACCTGTTTTATAAACGCGGTAGTCGCTATCTTTTGTGAATTATCAGATTCAGCGGTCGTTGGCGCTGTAGGCGTTCCTGTAAGGTTTGGGCTATCTAAATTTGCTTTCTTATCCAGCTCACCTTTCAGGCGCTTCGCCGAGACAGCAATAGCAGGGTCCAGACCTTCCTCAACCTCTTCAGCGGTCGCAAATCGGGAAACCCCAACAACGCTTTCTGATGCCGGAGGGTTAATAAATACAACATCCCCAAATGTGATATTTGCTGTATCCAGCGACTTAAACGTAATATCACTGGAAATCAACATAACGGTTGCTGATGATTTATTAATTATCGGCATTCGTCTGGAGTAAACGGCAAAGAGTATATTTTTATCCGTATACAATCCAACTGTGTGCACAACATACTCATCAGGAGAGTCATCTTTAGCTGATACATGAATTGTATCAGGTGATATCACCGCCCCACCGATACTAGTTATTCGTTTAATTTCATCATGAATATCAGTTTGTTCGGGTGAGGTAATATAATAACTGGAACCTATTCCAACTAATTTTATTTCAACCTTCTCGGTCCCGGTATTCGAGGCATTAATAATTGCCTGACGCCCGGCGTCAGTTATTGTGAATATTAATTTATCCATTTTAGTCCGTCACTAAATAATTTTAGAAAAGATAAATATTTAAGAAGGTAATTATTAACCCTCTCCGGTCAACCGAACATACGATACAGATTGAAGACCACCAGCAATACTAATACCGCCTGAAATATTAGCCGCCTGTGAGAATGAATATAATGTTCTGGCTGACTTAGCGTATTTTATGCTCCTTATTACATCATCAAGCATCTCCTTCGAAGGTACAGCACCATCAAAGGCGTTAATTGAAGCAACAATAGAAGCCGTGTATGGTTCTCCACGAGGCGACTGTTCGAACCACTCCTTGATATCAACGACACCGCCAAGACTGCTGACAACGTCTTCAACGGCCGCTCTGGTCCCTTTTATGCGCTTAGTCCTGATAATGGATTTAAAAACTGAGCGTTTTAGAGAAACAGGCCAGTTATCCCGCCACGTGTCAGAGTTCCACTGCCATGCAAGATGGTCGAGAACCGCAGATTCAAGACCATCAATTAGCCCATATATAGTGGTTTTAGGGATTAAATTATTAATTGCATGTAGTTCGTCATCGATAGCTTTTGACATAGCTATCACATCAGGGTTTTGAGCTAAATTATGAGGTAATACATCCAGCAAACTAATGTCTGAGATATCAACCATCTTCTAACCCTTCATATGTACATTCTATATTTCTTTCTCTTGCCGCCTGAATTTCACTAATTACAGTAAATACCGGACTGGTTATTTCAAGGCGTTTAGCCCCTGCATTTTTAAATCTCGATATTATTTCATCAGGGTTAATATCTCGCCCCATAACAGAACGCTGCCACAACTTATATTCTTCAAGTGCCTTATTGACTTCACTTTGAATTAAAGTAGCCCTGCTTTTATCATCTGTACTTATCCAGTATTTTATCGAAATATCATAATCAACCTTGTCTGGCTTTTTGGGTATCACATGATCAGTAAACGGTCTGATATTAGTGGCGGAAAGAACATTACCTATCTGTTCCAGAAGCTCATCAGATGGAATGTCACCGTTCTTAAGCAGACAACGAATCTCAACAGTTCCGGCCGCAGGCGTATAAACATTCACATCTTTGATGTTCTGGTTAGCGGTTCTTGTCCAGTATTTATAGGAATCCTCTGGCCCTGCCGTCGAAAGTTTTTCCGGTGACAGCTGAATGCGCTCAGCATAGTTATCATCATCCTCTTGATCAGCTCCAGAATTCGATTCCGTCAGATTACTGACGCTGGCCACATAGGGGAGAGGCGTTATCAGTGCATTAATCTGGCCGGGTAAAAAACCATTACCTGAAACACCAGGCACCAGAGCATGTCCTGAGACTGTCCCACTCAGTGAACCAGGCGGGATTTCTATTAAAACATCAGTCTGAAAAATAACATTATTCCCGGTCGTAATCTGTGTACCTGCCGGGATGGTATAAGCTCCCGTCAATACTGTTGATAGCCTGAATTCAAACGTAGTGAGGGCCGACTGAGCCTCAAGCCTTGGAGTATCTGTCATATAACCAAGATGATCGAGACTACCTTCTGTAGCATATGACAGCAGGTTTTGCTTTACTGAATAATCAATAGCCTTGCGCTGCTGAACAATCACTGAGCACAGCGACTGAATAAAAAGGCGCCGCGGATCTGCTGGCGCCAGTGTTTCACCTGTGATTGCCTCGAATCCTCTTATAGCCCGGGTAACGATTTGTGAAGGATCAGAGTCCGCAAAGGTAATATCAGGCAACCCCCCTCGAGGTAAATTCATCTTTTGACTCCTATAACCAGTTTCGGCCGTATAACGCCATCTGAAGCATTCGCCTTGTCAAAACTGACTGAATGGATAATCGCGCGAGGTTCAAACTCACTGACTTTCTGAATAATCTCTCGCGTGGCCATAGCAATAAAAACAGGTGTCTGGCTATCCACCAGACCGGACGTGCCCCCCAGTTTTCGTGAATAGGGGACCGTACCAGTCTGAGTGGCCAGAATTGTCGAGACATTCTGCAGAACTTCTTCAACAACAGTTTGTGGCGCCCAGTTAATACGATACGAAGACGCTGATACTGGCCAGGTGTCTTTGCTCATAATAATTTTCCTAATGCACCTTTAGTTTTAGATTCAACATCCCCCGCAATATCTACCAACGCTTCGGCGAGCGAGGCCTGACCCGACTCCAGTAGTTTGATACCCACATTAATCACCCGGGGGTTTCCTGTCGGGCCCAGATACGTCCAGCCTTCATCAATGTCAGAAATCACAAAATTTCCGAAATACTGGATACCAATGACAACCGGGTTAACCTCCTGTGCATTATGCATAAATCGCAGTAATGACAACGCAGCCAGCGGCACTACACCAAGCGTTGTATCAAGGCGCATGGTAAAACTCACTTCATCGAGATCCGGCCCAATATCTTCCAGAACCGGTTTGAGGCCGATAACTTCATGTCGGGCCAGGCGGCGTTTTGATGTACGTTTAAAATTGGCGAACGTATTCACCACCATTGACGACGCCACAAACGGCATTGATCCATACATGCCAACAATCACGCTTTTGCCTCCGATGTAGGGGCATATTCCCCTTGTGTGTCATGGTGGTGTTTTTTAACGCCAATACCGTCCACCACTACATCTCCACTCGTAACCTTAATCTCACCCTGAATATCCGCAGCAGTTCCACCTTTAGAGCTACCTTTCAGGCCACCAAGATAGGTAAGCAGACCTTTCACTGTGGCATTACCCGTTATGATGGTTTCCGGCGCATCAATCGTGACGGTTCCTGTGGCTTTAACCGTCACATCACCAACAGCATCAACCAGCAATGAATTTGATTCCCTGTCATTCTCAATACGGGTTCCGTTCCTGAATCTGATAACGCGCTTGTTTACGGTGTTTGCAGGAGGGGTATGCGTTTCATCGTAAAAGCTGCCAAGGATAAAACCCTGCTGCGGTCCAACGGGAAAAAACAGGCATAAAACCTGCTCACCAACATCAGGCATCCAGTAATCAGCATTCTCATCCGTATTTTTCACAATGACCTGCAAACTGGCTGAGGTCACATTGTCCTGATCATCAAAAGTGACTCTGGCCGTCACTCCTTTTTCATCAATATCAGACACCACACCAACCCGGATAAGCTGGCGAATCAATGTTTCTAAATCGTTCATTCAGTATCCTTCAATGACTCTACGAATATCTGCCGATGTGGTATACCCACCGTTACTAATGGCATGAGTTGCTTTTGAAACCAGATACTTACCAGAAAATTTACCAAACCCGGCTAAATTGAGCGTGACGCCTGCAATAAGTCGGGTATCACCAGGCAACACCAAAGAACCGGTATTCTGATATCGGTTTTTTAATCTCAACGCCGCTTTCGCTTTACGCTTCGCCTCATCGAGGTTTGCGACCAGTTTTCTGATTTTGAGGTTGGCGCCATCTTCAACAGAAGGATCTTCCCAGGTATACGCCAGTGATTTTCTTTTTTTAGGTACCCGATATTTGCAGGTGCAGCTCTTATACAAATCAGAAGATTGAGCACTGAAGGAATAACGAATAATTTCATCAACACCCAGCGTCAGGGTTGCTATTGGCTCTTTTTCCTCAAACATTTCCTGAGCAAATATCACAAGCTGACTATCCGTAACTTTTAAGGACACGCCTTCATCCTGACAAAGACGATGGAGAAACTTTAAGTCGCTTTCCTCCATCTGGTCTTCACGTTCGTAATATGGATTGCTGCCCTCATCGATAAGAAACATCATCTCAAGGTTGGCCAGCTTCGCTATTGATGTAGCTATATCCCTGAGCGTAGTTTTCTCCCAGGCGTTACTTTTCAAATCACGGCGTACACCAGCGGCTACGGGTACAGATACCGCGCTAACCTCAACAACAGAAGGAGGGCCAGACGATGTGATACCATCAACCTGAAAACTGCCACACTCCAGCGCTATCTGATTGAATGGCTTAAAGACAAGACGAATAAAGTCCCCTTTTTCAGGTGACCAGTCGCCAGACCATTTCCCGTCGTCGTTCTTCAGCGTAATAGCGATGTCATCAACCTGGCCGTCCTCATTATCGGTATACGATATTGAGAGAATGTCAGGCTGCATGTCAGCCGTGATATCCATATTCTGGTAAATCACGTTAAAAAGAGTTTTACGTAACACTGTTTCGCTTCCACGGTGGCAGGTTATTCACGGTTGCCGGCTTTGCAGGTGCATCAGGAACAGTCAGGATGACTCCGGCAGAAAAAAGCACCGTTAAACGGTGCTTTGGGTTGGCATCAACAAGCAGATAAGACAGATATTCATTTCCATATAGTCTGGCGGCAATGCTGTCCCAGGCATCACCCTGTATGGTCCTGTAATTATCCAAAGCTTAACCTCCGACTCTGAAAAAGGTGGGCGCTCATTTTCTTCTCAAAATCTGAGTAACCCGCGTCCAGCGCCCCCTGTACAGCCGCTTTTGTTTCCTTTGGTGAACCAGGGGGAAGATTAATCACTGGTGCGTATGTAATCCCACCAGGCGGTATGACGGCGCCCCCGGAGGCTCCCGAGCGAGATGACAGGCCTCCTGCAACTGATATTCCATGAGGAGAAAAGCGGGTCTGCCCGAACTTACCTGAAATTGCAGTCTGGAGGCTGTTACTCCCGTTAACTCCAGAGGCCAGCGTGGCCATTATTGCGCCACCGGATTTAGTCAGTTGAGAGAATGGCCCGCGCTTTGCGTCAGAAAATGGCAGGTACTCACGAACGGTCGCAAAAATACCCTTCACCTCATCAACCAGAGCACTGGCTTTCGATTTAATACCGGTGATCAGGGTTTCAATAATTTTAGCCCCGGAGTCGCGCCAGTTGATGGTGTTAAGTATGTCAGCCCCCGCTTTGAAGGCCTGTACCAGCCAGCCAACAGGCGTAAAATTCATGAATACAAATTTCAGTCCTTCAAGAGCCTTAACGCCATATTCCCTGATTGTTGGCCACACCTTTACCGCACAGGCCTTGATCTTGTCCCAGTTCTGATAGAGCAAAACCCCGGCCGCAACGAGAGCTGATATAGCCAGCTGTATCCAGCCAAAAGGAGTCATTTTTGTTGCTACAGACAGCGCCAGCATCGCCACACGACAGGCAATAACCGCGGTTCTCATTGTCAGTAACGCCCCGGCCGTCAATACAATCTGCGATACCAGATTGGGGTTATTTGCGACAAACTCACTGACTTTAGTAAGCAATGGCACCAGGACACCAAGCGCCGCGTTTAATGCTGGTTGTAGTGCCTGGCCAAAGCTCAGTGCGGCATTACTGGCCTGAATGCGGAGCTGCTTTAAACGCTCCGCATTATCTTTGGTGATATTCGCAAAATCGCGATCAACAACAGCACCACCAGCACCAAGAGAGGTTTCCTTAATCCGTCGGTATTCTTCCCAGTTCTGGATCATTGGCCGGACAAAGTTCTGCACCTGCATATCACCAAAAAGCTCACCCAGTAATTTCTGATCGCCATTTTTGGTCATTTTGATGACAGACTTCATTGCCGCTTCAAACGGGTTCTGTCCTTTCTTTTGTGCGGAAGTAACGATTTTGTACATATCAACGCCAAAGTTCTTTTGAGCCTTCTTCAGCGTTTCAGGCGAAAGGATTTTCGCCATAAAGTTATTCATGTTGTTGGCGGCTTCATCAGAGGTTGATGCCCCCTTACGGGCTATCTGTAGTGCAGCCCCCATTGTTGCTGCAGCCTCATTCCCTCCCATTTTCAAGGCCTGGAACTGGGCGCCAAGAACAGGAAGATTTTTGGCCATATCCTTAAATTCGAAGTTCCCCTCTTTACCCGCCTGAACCAGAATCCCCATAGCTGTTTTCATTTGAGAGGGATCGATTTTAAGAGCATCGCTGAGTGTAAAGGATGCTTTGGAAACATCGAGTATGTCTGAGCCGGTTGCAGTCGCAGTACGCCCTATTGTCAGAAGGTTAGCCTGAGCTTCTTTGTAATCCTGACCAGCTGCAACCAGGAAGCCCTGAGCCGCCTGAATATCAGACGCAAACTGGTTTGTCGCAGCCCCGGTGACAAGCATCGCCTGGCCCATAGCCTGAACCTCAGCTGGCTTCATATCTGCTGTCAGGCCGATCATTTTGTTCTCACGGTTAAAATTAGCCGTGTTATTGGCCGCAGCAAATACCCCGGCAGCTACAGCTGTAGTCTGTACACCGGATCTGACTAACTGACCTTTGGCTTCTCCGAGCTGTTCCATTTTCAGCTCGCGGCGTTTCTCCAGCGAACGGTTGAGTTCATCCTGAGCCCGTTTTGCATCCAGAATATTAGTCCTGGCCTGAGCCAGTGCTGTTTTATAGCGGATTACCTGCTCTACGCTGCGAGACTGAGCTTCACGATTGCGATCAATGCTGAGTTTCAGCTCTTTTTCACGAGCTGTCAGCCCCTTAGCTGATGTATCAGCCCCACCGTAGGCGTTTTTCAGCGAAGCGAGCTCGTCACGCTGTGAACGTAACGATGTGCGTAAATTTGATGACTGAGTTTTTGCCCTTTCAAACTCCCGGATCATCGCCCGGGTTGGGTTCTCGGTATTACTTATCTGCCGCTGCAGCTCTTCCACGCGAGCGGCCGCTTTATGGTATTCAAGCGCCGTCTGCCCAACCCTGGCTTTCATCGCCTGAAGCTTTTGAACCTCGCCCTGGTCTTTTCTGAGATCGGTTAACTCAGAGTTAAGTTTCGCCACTGCCTGATGAGCAACGTTAAAACTCTTTGGGAGAGAGGCGGCAACTTTGCCGCCTATTTCAAAAGCCAGCTGAAAGTTCTTATTGCTGGCCATTATTTATTATCCTCATTAAACAGCTCAATCCAGGCGATAAGGCGACTCAGCCGAAGCGAGAGCCAGTATGAAATCGGTGTGAATTGTTCTGATTGAGAGAGGGAACGAGCGGCCCTCATGACTTGCTTATCCATTGGGGTGCGTGGATCGAACCCTACGCCAGCAAAAAACTTTGTACCCTCTGGCAGATTTTCACGAAGTCACGCGCTGGCAAGCCGTTAATATACTCAACCGGACGATCCAGACAGCGAGCAGCTAACGCAGCCTGGACTTTATTATCTAATGCAGCTGAAGCAGAAACATGCCCCTGAGCCTGTAATACGTCAGTCACTTCTAAAATATCCGCCCCCTTCAACTCGTCCAGGTTAAGAACTATTTTTGACGTTGGCTCATAATCTTCAAAACGATACTCTTTACTTAATTCAATAATTTCCATCTTATCCCCTTAGAGCCCTAAATCATCACGAACAGTCTGAAGGATATCTTCGCCATTAAAGATGCAGATATAGTTCAACTTATCTATTTCAAGAACTTCCTTTCCGTTAATAAATAATTTGAGATACAGAACCTCAAATTCATTTTCAGTATCAGTCGCTTTTGATACCTGTAACGAACCAAGATCTAATTTCTTAGGATTCAGCTTCATTGAAGCGCGGATTGGTACGGTTTTATATTTACCGGTTCCCGCATCGTAGACCTGCTGACTCCCCCTGAAATCCACCTGATGCGATGAAGAAAGAAACAGGTTTGTACCATCAGCTGTTAATGTTCGCCATTTCAGCGAAACACTCATTGATTTGAAGTGTCCGAGCGTCCCGGTTTCAATTTCACCTGCAATTCCGGCACCTGAAACTGTCTCTGTCATCATTTCAATGGACGGTAATTTAGCATCAGCTATGCCAATAATACGGCTACCTTCACCATAAACGGTGAAGTTAATTAAACGTTCTGGAATTTGATTACTCAAAACAACCCCCTGTTAATTAGCTGAGCCAAACAGATTCAATAAATAGTCGGGGTTATATTCCATAATAAACTCTATATCTCGCGCCGGAGAGTATGGAGTAAATTTCACATGGAATTTAACGATCCCATCCATCAACGCCGTCGTCGGATTTTCAGCCTGATTAAATTCGACCTTACCGCCAGCAATGTCCTGATTCCCGGTAAGACCGTTAAACCAGATATTAGCGCTGGTAACGACTGACTCAATAAGCCGTCGGTTAGCAGGGTCATCTATTTTTGACCAGTGTGTCAAAATTAGCGTATTCCCTGTCCAGTTAAACATTCGGCGCCCGACACGAAACGCGTCTTTCGGGTCTGTATTTTTTGGATAAATTGCGGTGCGGTTTCCCCAGGATTTCCAGCCATCAAAATTAAGGCTGGTTACGATCCCCTGACCGTTCAGATAGTTGGCCTGACTGTTATTCAACCAAACCTCTGAGCCATCTTTACGAACAGCACCATCCATTTGCAATGTGATATTCGACGGAGAACGTGAAGGAACATCACCGTTTTTACTGTCCATCAGACATGTTGCAGCTGCCAGATGAGTGGAGTGGTAATAAATGGTGTCTCCCAGCTTCACCATCGGCCAACATACAGTCTGGTTCGCGGCGAGCTGGTTATTGTTCTGCTTCCATTCCGGTACCGCTGAGTAATCACTGATTATCGCCGTATCGGTTGGGGCGTCAGTTAACGCTTCAGCTTTAAACAGCTCGCTTATCATCGCGGATTTAGTCGCCATTAACTGGCCAACTTCACTGTCCGTACTAAATCCAGGCGCAATCACCTGGCCGGGAACCAGTTTAAAGCGCGGGTAAACGTCAGCAAGCAGCTCAAGGCCGGTACTTAACTTAGTGTTAAGATCAACACCGCCGATAATGTCATCTTTGGTCACTGCATCAGGATCAAGGTGTGTATAACTTACGGTTAGCGCTGCATCTTTATCCTTGATAGCCCCACCAGTGATTGCGGTAATGACCGTATACCCATCGTCATCAAGAGCAAGAATATAGTCGGTATCAACAACAAGAACGGCCGCATCGGGCGCAGCACTTTTTACAACAACAGAGTCGTAGAGAACCCCATCCTTAGCCAGTGTTGCCTTACCGCCTGAAAGTTTGACGGCTTCATCGACAACGTCTGCTTTGTGTTTTGCCGGGTCCAGTACATTGATAAACACAACCGGAGCCACGCCATAGATACCAAAAGCGACCTTAATCACTTCGCTCAAAGTATATTTTTCAAAGTTAGTGCTGAAACCTATCTTTGAAACGGCTTCGGAATAGGTGTATGCAATAACCGGTTTATTAACCGCAGATGATGGATTATCAAGCTGGTTTACTGGAGAAGTACCAAACGCAACAATTAACCCCGCACTAACGTTTACTGGAGGTGTAATTGAAGTAGGTATTTCGGATGTATAAATACCGTGACGGTAGCCCATTAATTAATCTCCTTCATCGCTGCAAAAACACGCGAATACATCACAGCTTCAACACTGGTTTTATCGCTAAGCCGCTTTTCTGCATCAGCAAAATCAGCAGTAGTAACAAAGAGTTGTTTAGCACCTGGAATAACGCTTATCAGCTTTTCACACTCCACCGACAAACCATTCCGATATATTCTGTGCTTCAGCAATGAAATTTGAGGAATTGTTGGCCCGATATAAATTAATGTCGGGATATTTTCTTTTTTTGGCGTAGCCGCGCCCGCCGCTTTCGCGGTTTTTTTCTCAGTAGTCATTAGAGATCGTCCTGAAATTGAGTATTTTGAGGTTTAATTACTGACCAGGAGCCAATCGCCTCCATTACCCAAAAAGGATATGGCTGATCATCGAACAACTTCCAGTGGATATCGTTCTGAAATTCATACTGCATATCCAGAACAGGGTTTTCCTGAAAATCCTTAGCCATTCGGCCAAGAACAATCATTAACCATTCATATCCGGTTGGATCTTCACAAAAACCACCCAGCAGGAATTTCACCCGAACAGTATCCATGTCAGGCTGCATTCCCCCTTCTGTAGGTCGGATAATAATGTGAGGAAACTCTGGAGGTTTATTTGGGTCTGGGGCTGATTTTGGTGGTAAAAAACCTTTGAAGATAGTGGGAACATACAACTTAACGTCTGTATCCCTCTCATCCTCTGAAGGCCCCTGTATTAACAGGTTAGGGCAAATCTCTTTCTCTAACCGACTTTTTATTGCATCAATCAACAGATTGCTCAAATTGGCATACCTCTGTTCGTATTGATAGTCAGAGTTATTTCTAACACCCCTGAATTATCTGCGGCCTCATTCACAACATAGCTACGACCGTTAATAACCATTAATTGGTCCTTAACAGGAACGTGAGCAAAATCATTACGCGAAGCAAATAGCGTTATTTGCCCCTGATTTACACCCTCAGCAAACTCAGCATATGAGCGCTTATTACGTTCGTGAACGAGGTCTGTATCCAGAACGGCAAGGATGTCCTTGCCGTCAATGTTGTAGATGTCAGCAAACTCTTTCTCATTCATAAATACCGCAGAAATATCCTGCGCCATTATCTCTTTAAAAGAGTTCATCGAATGTTACGCCTTTGATTTTTTTTCCTTCGCAGAAGCCTTAGCCTGGTCCTTTTCTGGCTTTATGCCTTCCTCTGCAACGCTATCGGAAGAATTGGTGTTATCTCCACCAGAAACACCTGTACTGATATTCGTGTTAGCGATATCTGTATCGATCTCGCTAACATTGAAAATACAAGTGCCAGCCTCTTCCGCACTGATTAGCCCCTCATCAACAGCATCATTTACTGCAGCAGCATAACCATGCCGATAACCCCGCTTGAATGCCATTTCAAACGCTTCAGCAGCGTTCTCAGCGTTTTTTCCGTTATCAGTGAGGGGTTCGTCGCCATCAGTCGCTTTAGCGTGACCTGAAGCGATTAGCTCAGCAATTTTTGATTCTGGCAAAACCCCATCAAGCAAACGGCCCGCTTTAAGCGAGCCGTATTGACGGGTATCGATGTTTTTAACTAAACGGGCCATTTACACCACCTTAGCAACCAGATAAGCATCCGCCACGCCGGGGTTAGGCAACGGCGCGGACTTCATCGCGACAAAACGCCCTTCTGGTTTTCGGCTTACCCAGGTATCGGGAACACGAGGTGATTCCACCAGCGTGAAGCTTTTTTCCGCTTCATCGGCCAGTACAACCGCCCCATAGAGCATTTCACCGCGTCCCGGCGCACCGAGAAGAATTTTATCTTCAGGTACCAACGGTTCTGTTTTTCCGCTTACGTCGTTGTAAACCAGTTCATCGTAGCCATAGAAATCAACGCCTTCGATGGTACCGTAAAATGTAACGCCCTCTTCCAGATCTTTAGGCTCAATCTTACCTAACTCCTTACGCCGGTTATCCAGGTACTTACTGATAGCTTCGTTTGCAACGAAGGCATCAACAACTTTAGCCCCCATGACTGCAACGCGCGGGGTAAAACCAGATGTTAATGACACCTTACGCTTCCAGTTGCGCACATTGACCAGTGGATCAGATGCAGCCGATGTCCAGAGGTCATCACCAGTCAGTTCAAGATACGGTTTATCAGCATCATTATCCGGCCAGAAATATACTGTTTCTTCTACACCAGTACCGACGATTTCAACCATACCGCTGAAAAGAACCTGAGAACACATCCATTCTTCGCGACGGTTGACCATATCATCCAGTTCAACCAGATCTTTACCTAATTGCTCAGCGGCGCGTTCCTGTGGCGATTTAGAGTTATAGATATTCTCACCTGGCAGGCGATTAAGAAGATGCTCTGCAGTAGTAACTAAATCAGGTGCAACGAGCGGTGGCCGTAACGTTTTTGTTTCAAAACCGTGGCGCTCAACCGTTTTTGAGCCATACCCTTTACCAACAAATGGCGCCATAGTGCGACCACCGCGAACAAAGTCGAGATCCACTTTTTCAGTGTTGAAGGTCGAAATACCAGGAAAAAATGTACGCAGAAGGAAGCGGCGTGGTTCAAAGTTCTGTATGACCGGCTCCAGCATCGTGCGACGTTCAAAAATATCAATATTTGGCATGTTTATTCAGCTCCTTCAGGCCACAGGGTTAGGCATAGCATCGTTGAGGAATAAACCGACCTTACGGCAGGCCAGATATACATCAGCAACCTTTACACCAGCTGGCAGAATCACTTTGCGACTATTGAATACTCCGGTCGCCCAAGCAGTTCCACGACATGCTTTTTTAGAAGCATCGATACGATGCTGTGCAATACAGAACGGTAATTTTTCTTCCGCATTCGCACTGGTCAGGTCAATCGCTGCAACCGTAACTACGTTGGTTGCAGGATCAATACTGACGAAGGAAAGCAACGTGCCGCGCTCAATAACACCGCTGGCTACATTGATATTGACTGGTACAGCTGGCATGGCGCCAGATATAACCAGGTTGTCTGGTTCATGAGTAAAAGTTTCCTGCATGTCCTACCCCTCAACGCTTGTTACGATTTTGAAATGCCGAACCAATGCTGTTTTTCACTGCTTCAACCTCTTGCTCACCCTTATTCTGTGGTGCCCGGGTATCAACGGCTTTTTTCAGCGGATCGGCATCATCCATTCTGTTCTGCAGATACGCGGCATTACGGCCGCGCTCCGCGTTCATAATTTCCAGAGCCAATGCTTCAGCAGATACCCCTGTTTCGAATTTGGCTTTGTTGACCAATTCGTCATGCCCGGGAATAACTGAATCCTCAATTTGCTTAATTCGCTCACGTTCGGCCTTCACACCGTCATCTTTACCTGCATTGAATACCTGGTTATATAAATCAGGATGTTTGTTTTTCAGGGTTTCGAGATCCACGATCTCCTCCTCGTTATGCGCGGTCGGCACCGCAGATTGTTTGTTATCTGGTACTGTTAATTTGGCGAGTGAATCAGGTAGGTGAGCAAAGCGGGAAGCGTCAAAGCTCATACCATTCAGGGAGAAAACGCCGTTGTTAAGAGATGCGGCCAGGCGCATTGGCTGTTCCACTTCATCGGCAAAGCCCAGCTCAACAGCTTCATCGGCACTGAACCAGGTTTCGGCGTCCATCAACTCAATAAGTTTTTCGTCAGAAAGCCCCGTTTTTTCACGATAAGCGGCCAGGATGCTATTTCTGACTTTATCCATCATTTCAGCGATGCTACGAAGCTCTTCTGAGTCACCAGCGGCAAACGTCCACGGGTTATGGATCATCATCATTGCGTTAGCCGGTATGATGATTTTATCCCCGGCCATCGCAATGATGGTTGCGGCCGATGCAGCTATACCATCGATATAGACGGTGACATTAGCCGGATGACGCTTCAGGGAAGAGAGTATCGCTTGCGCGGTAAAAACTGAGCCGCCATAGCTGTTGATGCGGACAACAATGGTTTTAGCCGTGATGTCCTTCAGTTGCTTAACGACTTCAGCGGAAGAAATATCATCCCATTCCCCGATATAGCCGTAGAGTTGTATTTCAGCCGGGGTATCATCTTCCCCCGCTGAGTTTTTGATATTCCACCAGTTAGACATTTAGTTCCTCTTCATCAGGTTTTTCAGGTACATCAGGCGTACTAGCCAGCTTCAGATCTCGTCGCGTAGCTTCTTCTCTTCCGCTAATCTGCGCGGCCTCTTCCCAGTTCAAACCGGACATTTCAGCGGCTTCTTTCTCTCGTGTAGAGAACGTTTCTTCTACACGCATTTTCGCCGCCTTCACTTCCTTCAGAGGATCGAGCTGTCCCTGAGATGGGCCATACCACTGAGCGCCACACCAGGCCGCCTTATATTCAGGCCCATAAAAAAAGCCGGGTGCGATAACCCGGCCTTTCGCCACTGCTTCAGATAACCATTCCTCATAAATGGGCTGGCAGAACGACAACACCATCCACTCTCGCCGCATCCTGAACATCTTCCAGGCTTCCAGAAGAGCTGCACGACTAGCGCTATAGCTGGCTGTGAAGTGTTTAACCAGCAGTTCGTATGGCAATTCAAGCGCAGCACCAATCTGGCGGCAAATAGCCACGACAAAACCATCAAATGCAGTATTAGGTCGCCCAGGATTAGCTGTGTCTACTGACTCCCCATCACCAAGGCTAATGACAGATCCAGACCCCATTTCGATCGTATTTTCATCGTGATTATCGATCTGCTCATATTGAGGAATACCAGCCTCACCTATTGGCCCTTCAGGAGCCTCCGTTTTAACGAATACAGTAAATAACCCAGAAACAACCGCAGCGACCAGCTCCGCATCTGTGTAGCGACCCAACTGCTTCAGCGCTTCAATAACTGGAGCCAAGACAGGAACACCGCGCCGCTGTCCAGGCCGCTCCCAATCCTGCATGACATGGAGAACATTACGTCGCCCCGTTTTCTTGCCATAAGCCGGTATTCGTTCCCACTTCCTCTGGACAAAGCTGGATGTACTCGCGGGGTGGTGCTTAGCAATCCAGTAAGCAACCGGATCGCCGTATTCACCTAGTTCAATACCGCCATACATATCAGGGATAACAGTGGTATCGGGATTACAAACGCGATCACCTTCTATGAGGTAAACGCACAAATCATAGATAACCCCTTTCCGTTTTATTACAGGAAGCGTGGCAAACACATCACCAGACGACAACGCCGATATCTGGACCAGTGATTGAAGCTGACCAAATGTACACATTCTTGATGCGTCACAGTTCACTGAATCAGCCCATAGACGGAACTCACGCTCCGTATTCTTTTCCCATAATCTCGCTTCTTCCGGTGACAAACCCAGAAACTCAGCATCGATGTTAGCGTTGAGCTTTAGCCCTGAACCAACAACATTAGTTCGGATCGTTTTTATGGCTCCTGTCGCAAGAGGATTACCCATAAAAAGATCACGCGAACGTTCCCGCAATATATTCAGTGGCTTAACGATATCGTCATCCGGCGAGCCAGCTCGACTAAACCAGCCGCGCATTGATTTCTTATGCGTACTTGCACCGTGGCGGTCGTAACCTAAATTATTAATGGCTTCCAGTTTCTTCCTTGCCACAGCCCTGTTTAGCGCTCTTTGAGGTGAAAACGGTGCAATGACCTTATCCAGAATGTTCATAAATCTCTCACTACAACGCGTTTAACACGCGGTCCGCGGCGAGTACCGGCAGTCATCCGCTCGACCTCATTACGCCAGAAGTCAAGCTGCTCTCTCACTTCTGAAAGATCCGCTCTGTTTAACTGCCTTGTTCCCAACTTATAGGACTGTCCACCGATTGCGATAGCCCGGTATGCCTCTTTCCAGACCGACAGCATTTCTTGAGCTTCAGTTAGCGAAATGGCCTCATAACTCATTGATATTTCTCCTATGCGGTAACTCCGCGACTTCTGACTCGTCGCCGTTTTTTTTGCGTGCTTTGCTGTTGCTGTTGAACATAGACGTTTCCTCGTTGTTCCTGCTCGGCAAGCCAGTCAAAGTTGGGGTTTAGTATTTCCATCGCCGCAGACGCATAGTTACGGCAGTCGAGTGGCTCATTTCGGTTGTAAATCTTTTCCCATTTCTCTTTTGTCTGACCATTTTTGTATTCAAAGACCTTCTTCTCTGAGAGCAAACCTTTGAAGTATTCAGTGTCATACCCTCGCTCTGAATCGACCGGGAAGTGCATATAACCGGGGCCTGGGTCGTGAAGTTTGATGCGAGCGATAATAGTGCCTTTCCCATCATCCACGCCGAGATTGAACAGCATTGCACCAATGCGATTGTTATTATTCGGTTTGCCAATGAATGGCAGCCCCACACCGCCGCGCCCTCTAATTGAGTAAATTCGACGAGATTCGCGAGATTTTGTGAACCGGTAAGTTTCTGTTGTGAAGTGACCGCCGGAGTCAACACATGCAGCGGCTATCGACAGGCGCTGGCCGTCACGGAATTGCCACGACCGGAGAAGAAACTCATCCAGCTGCTGCCAGACAGCAGATTGAGCAGGGTCCCCCATGAATATTTTGTATTCAATCCCCCAGGATTCTTTGCCTTTCCCCCATCCCACAACTTCAGCGACCAGATAACTATCCTGCACATCAACACCCGCGGTCAGAAGCAATACGCCGTCAGGTAAAAAATCCTCATACCGAACACGACGCTGCAGAAGATACTCATGGTCAATTTCTTCTTTCGCGTCCTCTTTCCACGGTTCACCCAACTTCAGGTTGATGAATTCCATTAAGCCGTTTTTATCGCGGTTTTTTGTCGCTTCGGCGAACTCAGCTACGAGCTCAGACAATGCTACCCACGGAGAATAAAGACTGCTGATATGGAACCCAACAATACCTTTTATTTCGGGGTGCTCCGGGATCCAGCCCCCTTTAGCCAGCCAGTCAACATCTGGCTTCCCTGGTCCACGGATAACATCGCCGCACTCACGACATTCGTAGCGAGCCGTTTCAGGCAACGCTTCCCCCATGTCGTTCTTATCCCATTTCACTTGCGACCATTTCAGTACCTGCATAGCCCCGCAGCAGGGGCAAGGCACATGGTAATAACGCTGATCCGAGAGCTTGAACCACTTATGAATGTTGCTCGTTTTTTCTAACACAGGGGTAGAAACAAACACTTTTTTGCGGTTATGGAAGTTTGTCGTTCGTTGAATACCCAGCTTTAATGGATCGCCTTCCTGCGTCACACCGTAACGGTCGATTTCATCAGCTAACAATATTCGAATTGGACGGGAAGCAAGACCAGCTGGCGAGTTAGCGCCAACCAGCGCCACATACCCCCCCGCATAGTGTTTCATACGGATCGTAGTGCTGGACTTTTTAGCCGCGCCACGACCTTCTTTCCCTTCACGGAGCTTATTCTTTAATCCCGGAGAATACTTAAAGGTGGGATCGATACGCTCTTTCGAAAAGGCTTCAGCTGCTTCAACTGTCGGGTAAATCATCAGCTGTGGTGAGGGTTCCTGATCGGTAAAATACCCCATCACGTTGAGCTGCATTTCTGACTTACCAATCTGCGAACTACACTGCATGACTACCGTTTCAGTATCAGCATCGCCAATAACATCCATCGGTTCACGCAGGTAAGGTACTCGACTGGTGCGCCACGGCCCCGGCTCGGGAGAAGTTCCCGGCGCCACATGACGATATTTATCGGCCCACTCAGAAACGGTTAGCCGTGATTTTGGGCGAAGCGCACGGAAAAACGCGGTGCTCCATACTGTTTCGCCCATGCGGTTTATTCTTCCTGCTTAATAAATCGGGATTCCTGAAGCGCCTGAAGCGCAAAATTAATCTCATCCTCAATGATGCGTTCAATCTCCCTTGCCGTTTTTCCCTCACAGCGCGGGGCGGCACGGGGAGCAATACTAAACAACCGACTTCTCAACTCGTTTGCAGCGAGAAAAGCATCATCAGCAACGGTATATTTAGCTATAAGCGATCCTTCTTTTTCTTCGTACTCCAGCTTTTTTAATTTCGCCTGATAAACCTTTTCTGCGGTCTTGGCCTTATTGAACTGTGCAGCGACGGCAGTCGCACCACCAGCTAATCCAGCATCATCACCGGGTAGTTCAGGCTCGGTTGATCTGTGGCCTTTTTTACCGTTAATGGCTGAGGCTTCCCGGCCAACCTGTTTACTCGCCTCATACGCAGTACTGGCTGTATCAAAATCCAGTTTTCCGCTTTTCAGTACAGGTATCCGGCCAGACGCACATAACTTTGTGACCATCGCCGGAGAGATGCCTTTTCGCCTCGCAAATTCTGACTTACTGACGATGGCCATCACTGGCACCTGTCAGCGAGGTATTTCACAAACCCTTCATGGGTCTCATGCGCATCGTGGTACTGGCGGTATACATCCAGTAACAGAGCAATCTCTGTATCAGTTGCCGGGATACGGTCTTTATCAATGGTGAGATACTTAATCTGAACGATCGGCGGTGCGTCATCTTCCTCAGATGGGGGAGGCTCAACATTTAACATATCGTCAATCTCAGAATCGCTAAATCCGAGTAACTCAATGTCAAAATCGCTATCAACCAGCTCACTGACTTCTTCGGCAAGCAGCTGCATATCCCATCCGGCATTTAATGCCAGCTTGTTATCAGCAATGCGATAGGCTTTTTTTTGCTTTGGTGTAAGACCCGTTAGCCTGATGACAGGTATCTTCTCTATCTCCAGAACTTCAGCAGCAGTCAGACGTCCATGCCCCGCAATAATTTCATTGTCCTCGTCGATCAGCACCGGGTTCGTAAATCCAAACTCCCGGATGCTGTTGACGATTTGATCCACCTGCTCATCAGAGTGAGTTCGTGAATTTTTAGCGTAACGAAGCAGTTTGCCACGCGGCAAATATTCGATTTTTAGCATCATTTTTTCACCACGATTGTCAGTCGGTAAAAGAAAACCGAGTAACCCAATGAAAACAAAAAGGAAATTAGAGGATCTTTTTACCCATGGAGGGTAAAAGAAAACAACATAATTGTCTGATTTTATTGCATTTTAATGGATAAAAAGGATCTAAATCGATGCAATGAGTAAAAAATAGATATAACAGACTGAAAATAAAGAGCTTTGTTTAATCTTTTGTTTTTAAGGTTAAAAAAATAGATGTAACTCGATGATATTTAAGATAAATAACCATCTTCTTTTTACCATTAGCAAACCAGCTAAAAACACTATTTTCCTTCTATAAATCAATCAGATAATTCAATTCTTTTTACCGATCACTTTTAACCTAACTTTTCCGGCGTTCAGCTAGTCGATTCTCGGGGTTCGAATGACCCGCATTCAACGCTCTTGGCCAGAAGGACCCAAAGGGGTTGGCAGGTGATCACACAGGCTGTCAGCCAGCCCCTCAGAGCCAGCCGCAGCACGCCGCACACGCGGCGAATATTAGTCGAACTTCTTAGCAAGTAACTCATCAATAGCCTTTGCAATCTCATCAGTGAAGGCCGCTTCACCAGCCCGCAGAGCAACACCATGCCAGTCAAGCCGTTGCGAATAGTTAGGTCGTTGAATGAATGTAAGGATCAGCGTAGGACGCCGCCCAACGCGCTGCCACACGCCAGGCTGTAGCGGGTTACTCGTACCAGGACGAATAACAAAGAACTCCGTAGGCTTGCCCTGACGGCGGTTCTGATGCACATCGCGCTGCACACGCAGACCGGACAGCACTTGCTGCAATTGCCCCCGGTTAATATTCCCGTATTTATCCCGCTTTGCGCCGGGGCCAGGGGCAACCTGCCAGCCGTTCGGCAGATAACCACCAGCCCTCAATGCACCTTCAGAGCGCTTATATTGGCGCTCTCCCCCTTCAATCTGCGGCGTTAGCGTAGTTGGCGCAGGTGTACCGCCCCACTCCCGAGCATAAACAACAGCTTTGGGATTGTTTTTTTTAGCGGCCAGAATATATGTTGAGTTCAAAATCCACGGCGTCGGGTTGTCGAACACACGGCCGATTTCATCCTTCAGTGCCATCTGCGCCGCCTTAGCTGTTCTGGTTGCCGTAAGTGCCATCGCAAACGGTATTTCATGTTCTTCCAGACGTATGAGCTGGCGCTGAATGACCTGAGCGTCAAAATCCAACTTAACTTCAATATTATCAGCCACCAGCTCCCCCTGCTTAATCATATGGTCCACGAAGTACAGACGCCTTTTAGCACTCACGGCCTGAGGCTCATGTTATCTTTGAGGATGTCGAGTACGTCCGTCTGGTCTATCTTAACGAGACGATTCAGGATGTATGTCGCATTTATGCCAATCAGATCATTGCGTTGCGCTTTGAGTTCAGCAATTCTGGATTGGATGTCAGGTTTTGACATGTTTTCGGACGCGGTACGGTTAGCTGTCTTTGCGCTGTACCCCGCCCGAATATCCGCTTGCGTGGCGTTTAAATCAATGAGGTACTCGCGACAGAACGTCTCTTGTTTGCGGTGAGTGACATTTTTTTATTGCCCGAAGAGTTTTTATGACTATCTATTACACAGTAGACCGTGCTGGTCATCATGGTATGCCAAACCCACTTTCCGCTGGCTTAGTGATTACAGCATCGGAGAGCTTCAACCATTTGCCTCCCAATATTGCTACACATCTGTCAGCATTGCTTCCAGGTGATTATTCTCGTCATGGGAAGCAATATTTGATTGACAACATTGCCATGACTAATCACGCAGGACATCCAATGGAGATAATACTCGAGTTGATTAGACAAAGAGATTATCCAACCAAGCCATCAAGGTTACAGTCTGCCTTTGGTTGCTTATCCTTATCAGATGCAGATTCTTTCAGAAAGCTAGACAACAGATTTTCCAGCGCTCCTATTTTTGAGATTTCGCCATTAAATCAGCAAGCTCATGTTGCTGATATGCACTTGTTGAGTATCGCTTGCCCAGCTCATGAATATCTCAATAAATGTCATCTTTATTGGCGGGGATTGCCTGGGCAAAACCCTTTTTGGGAGGCAGTTATTCCATTACCTGCAACAGTAGGAAATCAAGTGGCTTGAAAGAGAACGGGCTAGGGATGCTTTTCAATAGACTCGCAGTCCGGTTTTGCCATGATTATGTTCCCTGTAATTAACCATTATCGCAGTCTTTCACGAAGGGCTGCTGTAATGCCTGATCTCACCTACTGCGTAACCGTATTATCAGTACCACTACCGAGGATATCAGTCAACGCGGTATCGACAGCGGTGTCAATCTGCTGATCCAGAGTGGATTTAATCTGCGTTTTAACTGCGATGGGAACAACGTCTGATTTGAGGACGATTTTCACCATGTCGTCGGTGACAATATCTTTCATATCAGGCATTTCTCTTTGCTCCGTATGGACGAGGCTTTTCAGCCATTGGGTCATTTTCATGAGGTGTACCAGTTTTTAGCGTCTGGTTACGTTTTTGAGGTGTACGAAAACTGGCTTATATCAGTACGATAAAAACGAGATGTGGTAGTACGCAGACCCAGAGACATTGTCATGTTTATGCACTTCTGAAACTCCCCCGCAGGTAAGCTCCTTTTCCCTCCTGCGGGGATTTTTTATTTACGAAGTTTCTCAGACTACTTACGTAGCCGTTCCTGCAAATCTTTTTCAAATATCCCGGTACTTTTACACTCCACCGGCTTCACCTTATCGTTACCATCGGCAGTATCCAGTCCGGCAGTGCCTGTCACCATTACCGAAACATTACTGCCTTCACCGGCACTCCAGACCTGCGCGACGATACGGTAATGCTCCTGTATATTTTGTGTCTGCGGTAACAGTGAACAGTCCAGATACAACGAACTCAGTTCCGGGTCATCCCCGGTACCGGCGATAATCCCTGTGGTCTGGTCGTTAACACTGGCAGTAATGGCTTTCTCCCTGAAATACAGCGCCACGGCATTCAGCAACTCATCCGGTTTACGATTACCGATGAATGAGGTTGATATCTGTTCGCTCATCCCCGGCTGCTGTCCGGACTGGCTGTCCTGCTGTTGCTGCCCGCCCGTTTTAACCGGACCATACACGGTAATACAGCCGCCAAGACAAAGTGCGGCAGCGGTGGCTAATATACGGCGCATAGTCATTACCGATAATAAAGCGTTGTACAACCGGCGAGGGACACACATACCAGGGCCAGTACGAATAATTTTGCCTTCATTAATTTTCCTTGTTATCAGGTTTCAGTTCTGCCCGGTCACTTTGTCCCAGGTACGTTCGCATGTGCTTCCGGCGACATAACGCTCATCAGCCTCTTTTGCGAACTTTCCCGCCAGATCGTCAGCTTCGCCAAGCAACTGGGCGAGCAGTATTCCGGTCTCGGCTTTTGCCTGGCTTGCTGCGGCAAGAGCGGAAAGCCTGCCGGTTTCACTTCCTGCGAGCTGCCGTTGTACTGCTGCGAGCTGCTGTTGCAGCCCACCGCGAGCACGCTCAGCAGCATCAGCATCGGCCTGTATTTTTGCCAGTTCTTCATCAGCTCTTTTCCGTTCTTCATCTGCGGCGTGCTGGCGACGCTGCTCTTTCGCTCTTTCGGCTACTTCACGCTGTAATGCGGTGGTCGCATCAGTAAGGTCTCGTTGCGCCCACTGGAATTTCCAGGATGTATCCGCCTTCTGATAACCTCGTGAATAACACCAGTACGCACCAGCACATAACAAAAAAGCCACCAGCAGTATTTCTGCTAATGGCTTCCAGAATTTTTTAAGCAATACAGGTAACAGATTCATACCAGCACCGATTTTGCTTTTTCAAAGCGCTCTCGCCTGTCACCAATACCGTTCTGCCCTCCGTTGATTATCTGTGTAACGCGTACCATGTCGCCGGAATATTTCAGACACCCTTTAGTCGCGAAGAACCACGCTGCACTACGGGCAGCATACGTATCCTGTGCCAGTAGATCCGGATGGGCAACGAGCTCAGTTTTGATCCCGTTACCACAATCACGGTAGTTGTTCAGACCTGTGATCTGAATAAGTCCACGCCCGCGGTAGTTCCAGCCGTCGCCAGGCCCGTTGTTACCCATTCGCTTGCTGTATACCAGATTAGCTATTGCACGCTGTCGCTCGAGCGGAAGCGCCTTCTCACAGGCTTTTCGTCCAAGAGTGCTGGCCTGATCTGGAGTGATTCTCCCGGCGCGGATGAATCCGGTCAGTCCGGCGATACTGTAGTTGAAGCTCTCCACCAGACTTGTAAAACCAGCGCTTTCATGTCCCGCCTGAGCAATGAACATGGCCTGATCCAGTGGAGCAGTAATACCGAATTCGCTCATTGCCGCCGTAATATGTGGATACCAGCGCGCAGAAAGCCCGGCGCTGATACAGGCCGCCTGCTGAAATTGTGACTCATTCATGATTAAACCTGTGGGGGGTTGCCACCGCCAAAGCGGTTACTGAAATACGTTGAAATGATGGTGCTGATTTTCTTCACGCCGATAAATCCGATAGTGCCGCCAATGGCTATTGTCAGACTTTTCGGCACATCAAAATAATCCAGCGCAGAAACCGCCGTCAGGGTCAGGGAACCACACAGCAACCCTTCAAACAGCGTTTCTTTCCAGCTGCTGCCGTTATAGACCATGCGGAAAAACGCAACAACGATTGCCATAACAACGCCGCCAATGGGTACGTCTCCCCGCCACCAGCTTTGAAAAAGTTCGATCCAACTGTCCCACGAATGGGGATCAAAGTGCATTTTCATGACCTCCCCCTGTCAGGGAGACTAATTACCCGGGTATCGGGTGAGTGGAAAAAGAAAAGGCTACCGAAGTAGCCTTTGAGTTAAGTAATGAGTAGATAGATGTCGCAGTGCCGGTCGCTACCCGGTGAGCCTTTGGTTGATCTGCCGTGACTCGCGTCCATGTCAGCCGCTATTGTCAATAACTCAGATGATCAGTTTGCCCCGCACTAACGGGATTCACCGCAACATCATTACCATAACATGATAATTTACATGGTTTACTAGTTTAGGATTTATCTGTTTAACTTAACCATAAGAATCAGGCAAGGTGTAGATGGCTACACAATTCTGCTGAGTGTGTAGGCCTCTAGTGTTGACATATTACTTCTTATTTAAGTTCAGTATTTACTGGCCGCCTTTCACTGTGCGGCTATTTTTTGCTTGCAATACCGTTAAATACCGTTAGTGACCAGTCACACTTGGCCATATACCACTACATGATCATCGGAGCCATACAGAGGTTATTATCTGCTATCAGGAATTAAATCTTCTATCTTCAGTTCAGAAGGCTGCTGATCTGCCCGGATAAGTCTGTAGCGGTTGATTGTTGCGGTGCCGGGTGCCTCCCGGTGAGCCTTTGGCTGGCTATACCATGACTCGCGTGACAAATAAACAGCTATTTCCATTGATAACCAACTACACCCCACCGCACAGGGGGATTCACCACAACCACATAACAGGATAATTTATCAGGTTTATTATTTTAAGAATTATCTGCTCATACCAGACAGTAATGGCATATAAATTGTAAGGTGTTACACGGGCCTCCATCAGTCAGTTTCTTGCAGGTTTCTACTGATGGTTTAGTTTACCCGTGTAACTGCAGGAACGAGGTCCCTTTACCTTCAGTATTTACTGCCCGCTTACTTTTTTGAGCGGGATTTTTTTATAAGCAGTAAGTAAAAAAGCACGCTGTACCACCATCAGGAGAACAGAAATGCCTGGATATTATAAAATCAGTCACAGTTGGGAGTACAGGAGACGCACACACTGGAATGATGTCCTTCTGGAAGCCGTTGTCACTTCAAATGCAAATCTAACTGCAGAGGAAACACTGACTCAATGGCTGCATGATAAAAAACAGGGAACAGTTACCGTCGATTATAAAAATATCACATGCTGGCACTACGGCGGAGTATGGCTACATTACGTTATTAACAACAATGCTCTGTCTTTATATATGCACTCAAGTGGTGAAGATGCTTTTGATTCGCTCAATTACTGCGCCTATACAATAGCAAAAATTTTTTATACAAACCACCAGGATATTAATATCCGGTGGATTGAGCATCCCCACAAACGCGACAATCTCAAACAAACATCAATAAACAGTGAGTTATAAAAAAAGACTGCCTGATGGCAGTCTTGATACGTTTTAAGTCATTTAAGCTGGTGCTTGTAACGGCCCCGACAGTACTTCTGCTTCACCGTTATGGCAGATATCATCACCTCTTGTCAGATGCCAAACACCAACAATAAGCTGTCCTGATTCCAGATCGTCAACTGTGTCATTCGTATAGTATGCCACCTGAACAACACCGTTATGCTGAATCCAGTAATACCCTTCTTTCATTCACACCTCCGCAAGACTAAGCAAATAGTATAGGGCGAAGCAGAAAATGCCGCGGTGCAAGAAGCCACAACTCAAATCCTGTTGTACAGGCTGCTCTTTCCAGTCATAGCCCCACCACCGATAGCTCGGATGGCGCAGTGTGAAGTAGGAAGGCCGCCCGGTGGTTTAACGACAAAACTCAGAGGGATTATTCCGGACGGCACAAACAGAAAAGCCCCGCACGATGCGAGGCTTGGCTTTGTTTGGTCGACGATTGAAGCTATGGCGACGATATCAGATTTACATAAAATATATGCTAATTAGTTCATTTATGCAATACATTGCTGATAATTTGCTGCTTTTTGCTGTGAACGTGATTGTACAACGTGATGTAGCGCTTGGGAGTCTAATCTCTTATACAGTCTGGTCATTGCCTCGTAATGCTCCACGTAATTTTGAGACCAGTTTGTTTTGTTAACGCCCACCAGTGCAGCGAGATCACCATACTGATAGACATCACGGCCAGCTAATTCCGATTTCACATCCTGCGCTGCAAGCCAGATAAGCTGGCGCAGGCGGTCAATAGTCTTTTTAGCTACCCGCTTACCCTCCAGTTGCTGGCTGAATTGCTCCCACGCCCAACGTGTTATTTCGACCTGGTGTTCCCAGCAGGTATTCTCACTGTAATTCCACAACAACCACGCCTTGTAGTGTTCATCGAGTGAAAGAACCGCCCGGCGCCATGAGGCAGTGGAATATTCCACAGGCTTTACCAGCGGGATAGCACTTCCTTTCGCCAGCGACTGCTTGCCGGGGATTGGTGGGTTATTTAACGTTATCCAGCTTTCTGTTTCCTCGTCCCAGATACGCTGTTTTTTTCGGGGATAGTTTTTCGTGTCGAATTGCGCGTTCTCCAGCCAGGCCAAAAGCTGCCCTTTAGTCTCCCCGCTTAAATCGGCTGTCGCTACCATTAGCTGCTCACGTACATACTGGAGGTATTGAGTGTTCATTGAGTAAATCCTGTGAACTGATAAATACGAACAAAATTGCGCAGGAT